ATAAACAATATAAATCTAATATAATTTTTTTGTTGCAAGGTCAACTACAATAAGTTAAAACAGATTTATAACAACAGGGAGATAGGTATGGAAAACAACCTAGAACAATATAAGCAGTTACTTAAAAACCATGACTGGACTTTTGAGTTTTCGGAGAGCCGCCGTTTCTTTCAGCGTGGCCGTGATCAGCGCAATGTCATTGACAGTATGCAAGAAAAGCTAGACCCCGACTATGCGATCTGGGATCAGTTTGCTCCAGTGTTTGCAAAGAGAGGTGTGTAATGGCTTTACCTAAAACAACTACATCTGATGCACCAAAATTTATGCGTGCCACATTCAAAGTTTGTATGATTGTTGAATACTACAAGGAAATGCGAGTATCAGCGGTGACTAAAGAGGAAGCAATGGCACTTGCAGAAGAACGTGTTAGGGCGCGGCAGAAGAACCTTTATGCTGGTGGTTACTCACTAGGTGACATTGAAATACTAGAGGCAGTTGAGCGATGAGTGAAGAAAACTTTTTAAAGATAGGGCTGGATCATTTCAGCCCATCACAGCTACTCCGGCCTACGCCTAATTGGTTGTTTGAGTACGTCTATCTGAGCAAGGATCAACGCAGGTCTATCACCGTTGGTGAGAACGCGGCCTATGGCACTGCTGTGCATAACGGCATACAGGCCAACCTTGTCGGTGACGTTGATGTAGAACAGGCTATTGATCAGGCACTGCTAGACTTTGACTTCCATCCGGCTGATGAGGACGCTGAGAAACGTGTCGAGTATCGTAGCCGGATACCAGCCGCTGTTGAGTTAGGCTGTGAGCATTTCAAAGACCTGACTGATGTAGGTGATGAGCAGAAGATACATCTGGAATTGCCTGACGTATCTATACCGCTGACAGGTTACATCGACTTGGTGTCTGACGGCAATCTGTATGAGATGAAGACTAAAGCACCACGCAAAGGTCAGATAAAGAAAGACGGCACTCGTGGTTGGTCTAAACCAGCTCTACCTAAAGAGCCTGACTATAATCACTTGTGTCAAGTTGCTGTGTATCAGAAGGCAACAAACTTGAAGCCTAACATTGTCTATATCAGCGACACCGACATAGCACACTTCGATCAGGACAACTGCGATAAGCTGTCACCTGAGTATCTTGAGTTCTGCCTGTACGACTTACGCCGCAGGGCATTGATCCGGCAAAACCTGTTGGCTGTTAGCACCGACCCCAAGGTGCTTGCTGGTCTGGTAGAGCCAGAGTTTAACCATCCATTTTACTGGAAAAACCAATTTATTGATGAAGCGAGGACACTATGGAATCTATAAACAAATCTGTATGGAACACACTATCAGCCGTTGACGTAAATAAATACGTTGAGAAAAAAAATTCTTTCAGTTATTTGAGTTGGGCATGGGCTTGGTCAATTTTGAAAGACCACTATCCGGACGCAACATATCATAAGCATATCTTCAACGGTCTGCCCTATATGCTTGACCCCAACGGCTACGGCTATGTGCAAGTAACCGTATCCGTCCCAAGTTTGGATTCGTCATGCACAGAGATTATGCCTGTGCTTAACCACGCTAATAAGCCGATCCAGAACCCAGATAGCTTTGAGGTAAACAAGTCTTTACAGCGTTGCTTAGCAAAGGCGATAGCCGCACTAGGATTAGGTGCATATCTATTCCAAGGTGAAGACCTACCGCAGACCGTTGCAAGCAGTCCTGCGCCGTCTGCACCACCACCTGCAAAAGATTTTAAGAAGGCGACAGGCATGTCGCTGGAACAAGAGATTCGGATAGCACCGGATATGGAGTCGCTGAAGGCTCTTTATAACCGCGTATCGTTGTCGCTGACCCCAGAGCAACGTGCGCTATTTAGCCAACGTAAACAGGAGATTTCTTAATGGCTCAATATGATAACAATCTGCGTGGGGTTCTATTCCACAATGACAAAGGGGATAACCCTAATCGCCCTGACATGACAGGTAACTGTGAGATTGATGGCGTGGAGTATAAAATCTCTGCGTGGAATAAAACATCTGCTAAAGGCTCACAGTTCATGAGCCTGTCCTTGCAGTTAAAGGATGCCCAGCCGAACGGTGCGGCAAAACCAGCACCACAACAGCAGGTAACGCTTGATGATGACGTTCCTTTCTAGGCTGTTTAAATCACCGGACACATCCAGCAAAAGCCGTAAGGTGAAGCTGGTTGTGCCTCGTGAGTTTGGTCTGCTGATAGTCACAGATGAGGACGAGCCAGAACAGCTGATGTTTTGGCAGGATGCGGATGAGCAAATCATTTTAGCATCACGTCTTCTGTCTGTGGCAACAGAGCGCAAAAGGGCTGAACGTGGCGAGTAAGCCCAGCATGAAGCCTTGGGGTGGTGAGGATACTTGCCACTATTGTAATAGAAAATTTAGTTGGAAGACATCAGGTCTAGCCACCGCAAACAAAGAGGTATTTTGTAACCATGACTGTTTTAACAAGAATATCAAACGCACTAAAAGTGCTATTCGGCAAGCCGATGACTTTGACAGCCTATGAGCGCAGAGATGCTCATTATGTGCGTGTTAAGGACATCATCAACATTGTGAGCGACATCAAAGGCGTTCCGGTCATTGACATCATGAGCAATCGCCGCAAGCACAAAATCACTGGTGCTAGGCATCTAGCAATGGTGGCATCCCTAAGATACACCAGAGCGAATTACTCTGACATTGGTAGAGTGTTTGGCAAAGATCACTCAACTGTGTACAATGCGGAATCTAAGTATAAACGCGCTGACATGTATATGTTGTCAGACCTAAACACGGTGAAAAAACGTCTTGACGAGTTGGCCGCATGAATTATTTATAGCCGTTCCAGACCTGACCAATACTATGTCAGGACTGGTTGGCGAACACATTGCCAGTGCCGCAATCGTACAGCGTGGCTGGGGTTGCGGTATGGTCATGCAGGATGACTATGATCTGATTGCAACGAAAGGCAGGGAAAGCTACCGAATTCAAGTCAGATCATGCCAGTTAAGCAAGCGCATAAAATATAGCAAGCGCACAATGCAGTTCCCTGTCGGTAAGGGAAAGGATAAGCGGTTTCCCAGTGTAGATGATTATGATATCCTAGCCCTCGTCAGTTCTGAACAGCGAGGGTGTTTTTTTATGCCTATCTCTGCTATTGACCGGATAAAATTTACGAAACCAACCAGCCTGTTCACGCCAGAGCGCGAGATCGATAGCTGGGATCAAACAATAAGGATTTTGCGAGATGAATGTACCAAACAGACGCCCCTGCGTAACAACCGAACTAGGCATGGGTCTAGCCGTGACCGTTAGCTTTCACCCAGAAACAGGTGAGGCTGTTGAAATGTTTATGTCCGGCCGTGGCAAGGCCAGTGACAATGATATGCAGAACATCCTGTATGAGATGGGTGTCACTGTCAGTAAGATGATACAAGGAGGCATGGAAAATGGATTCAGCACAACAACTGATAAACTTGATCAAACAGCATGAAGGCTTTGTAGAACACGCCTATAAGGACAGTGAAGGCTATCTAACCATTGGCTATGGCAGACTGATAGACGAACGACTAGGCGGCGGTATATCTGCACAGGAAGCCGAATTTCTGCTGATGAATGACCTTGATCAAGTGATCGAAACTGCTAAGAAATACACGTTCTGGCCGAATCTAAATGAGCCACGCAAGGCTGTGATTGTCAGTATGCTGTTCAACTTGGGTCAGCCACGCTTCGACAAGTTCCGTAAAACCAAGGACGCTATCCACGCAGAAGACTACGACACTGCGGCATCTGAGATGCTGGACAGTATGTGGCGAAAGCAGGTAGGCCACAGGGCTGTACACTTAGCGGAAATGATGCGTACAGGGGAATGGAACGATGTCAGCTAAAGATATTACAGAATGGAAAATACTCCCACGACTGATGATGGTGATAATGACGCTGATGAGTTGGCGTTGTGCAGAGTGGTTTATGAAACTGGAAGACCCGACAGCCGCACAGTCAGCCTTTGTAAGCGTTGTGATGGGTGCTATGACAGGTGCGTTTGGGATATGGATGGGCAATGAGGTGAAGAAATGATTGAATCGCTTATAGCACCGATTACAGGGCTACTAGACAAGTTTATTGAGGACAAAGACCAAAAAGCTAGGCTGGCACATGAGCTTGCCACGATGTCGCAAAAACATATTCAAGATCAGGTTATGGGTCAGCTAGACATTAATAAGGCAGAAGCCCAGTCACGCAATCTGTTTATAGCTGGGTGGCGGCCTTTTATCGGCTGGACATGCGGCATAGCTATGGCATGGCATTTTGTTGGCGTTCCTGTCACGCTGTTCTTTACCGGATGGTTTGGCATAGATATACCTGAGTTGCCGCAGTTCGACATGGAAAGCCTGATGACTGTGTTGTTAGGCATGTTAGGGTTGGGCGGCCTTAGAACCTTTGAAAAGGTTAAGGGCTTAACAAAGTAGGCAAAAAAGAACCCAGTGACCGAAAGGTAAGTCACTGGGCTTAGTAGCCCCTCTAAAGAGGCTGGGGAGAAACCATAACGAATAAGATGATATTACTATACACCGCCAAAGTATGCAATTGCACCCCAAA